ACCCTTGCCGGAGTGCAGTTTGCCAGAGCCAAACTCTTTCATCACCTTGCCGACCTTCTTTTGCGCTTTACTCATTGCCTTCATAGGTTTCCCCCATTGGTTTGTCAATACCCGAATTATGCAACCCTGACAAGGTTTCTGCGCAGGGGCTGTGACCATTTGCTTGAGCCACTGCTCCCGTACATCCCCATCACCGCATCACTTGCAAATGTCAGGACAAAGGCATCGGCCTTGTCAGGACTTGGCAGGCCGCGCCTCTTGATCTCGTCTTTTCCCTCAATAGCGATCTTGCCATTGCTGGTGAAGTTGTACCGCACTGTGGCCAGCTCGGCAATCAAGACATCATCCTTTGGCATCTTGCAGTCCCGTGCCTCAAGCCAGGCTCTTGCCCTGTACCAAAGCTCTGCCTTCAGATTTCTATAAGTCCCACCCATGGCTGGTGACTCTGACACATTGATCCCTCTGGCCGGTAGCCCCAGCTCCCGCAGCCGATCCACCACCCCAGCCCCAAGTCCGATTGAATCGACCAGTATTTCCTTTGGCTGCTGGCTTGGTGGCAATGCCTGATACTCAGCCACCACCGCGCCAGTCAATTGCATCAGGTCCAGATTCTTCCATGTCCGGATATTCTCTGTGACCGCATTGCCCTGCCTTTTGCACAGTGCTGATCGGTCACTTCCAAACCGCGCCACATCCAACCCCCAGATCATGGGCGCATAGTCACTTGGCGCGACATCCCGATTGACCGCACTCTCCAGCAAATCCATGGCAATCACAGTGTCGTCATCCCCCTTGGGAAACTCCCCGATCACCCTGATCCGGTAGACATTGCTCTCCTCGCCATACCGCATGGCCATCTCTTTGACGTACTCATCTGAGACACGGGGTGAATCAGTGCAAGCCACTTGAAACGTGGTCCACTCATCAGACAGGCGCGTGTGGGTGTCGTAAAAGAACCCAGAGCTTCTGACCGGATTCCCCAGTAACAGCGTCACCGCATTGTGGCCAGACATCGAGCCAGCTGCCGCCTCAAACACTTGCTCTGGCACACCACTGGCCTCATCAGCCACCAGCATCACGTTCTCTGAGTGAATCCCCTGCAAAGCCTCTGGCTGCTCTGCCCGACTTGTCCTGGCAGAAATAAACATCTCAGTCGGTGCAGCATTAAATTCAATCCTCTCTTGCTTGACAGTCAGCAGTCCCTGCAAAGGCAATGGCATCGCATTGATCCACCTCTTTAGCTCTGCAAACATCGCGTCATATAACTGACTGCTCGTTGGCGCTGTCACCACCACCTTGACCGGACTCCTGGTCATAAAGTACCAGAGCATGGCCCAGCTGCTGGCCGTACTCTTTCCCACCCCGTGGCCACTTCTAACGCTTATCTTCCGATCACCACGGGCAATCGCCCCAAGAAACTTCACTTGCCACGGGTCAGGGTCAACCCCCAAAACCTCCCGCACAAACAACACGGGGTCAGGCTGATACCTCTCTACCCACTGCGAAAAGACATTTTCTTTCATGGGTGGATCGTCTCATAGATGGCCCATGCCTTGGGACTCATCGCCCATCTGTGCGCCTGAAGCTCATCAGTCCTCACAAGTATCAACAAGTGGTAAGTCATCGCCAGGTCAAACCTCTCCTCTTGTATCGCCTCCATCATCCGAATCTTCAAATCCAGCAACATCACCGACAAATGCATCGCTGTCAACAAATCAGTCATTTCATCCTCGCTTGTTTCAGATTCCGGCCCGTCTCCCGATCGGTCCAGCACGATGCACATATCCACCTGGCCACACTCATCTGCACCCCACCCTCTGGTGGCTTCATCTCTTCGCATTTATTACAAAGCCGTAATTTATGGCCATGCATATTCCCATTTAACCGAATATGGTTATTTACAAAATTACTCTTCACTGTATTTTCTGCACTTCATTATTTTTATGGATTAACCATTTATCACCTAATAATCTAATTGCCTTGATATATTGCAATTGATTATGTCTGTTTGTGCTTCTCGGCACATAATCAACATTGAATAACTGGCGCACTTTAGTTAATAACGTAATATTCATATAATCCCCACGATCTGGTTAATGTCCACCCATGCATGCCAAACAATTGTGCCATCCAAGCTCATTAGCTTGCAGAAGATTTTTTTGTCTTGAGTCTCATCAGTGTCTAAGACGATCCACTCTTGACCTTTGAGAACCACTGTCGCTAGTTTAGATTTCATTCGTTTGCTCCGTTGTTTGTGGAGTTGACATTTTTGCACAATTTGACTTGTTTGTTAAATTATTTTTTTATTTTTTAAAAAATTTTTTTTGTAGGTGTTTAGTGCCGCCACAGTCGCCCCGCCAAGCCGGCCAAGGGGGGGGTCACGGCCACCGACCGCCAGCTGGCCACCACCGACTTGTCCCCAGATTTTGGCAAACTTTATCCACAGATTCCTGTGCATAACTAGGCTTGTAATACTTTGATGCACTTAATTCTGTGGATAACGACTTGTCCACTTAACATAATGATCGTTGTATAAAGTGACTGAATCATTTGGTATTCATATCCTCGATTGTCACGCTGCGCTTGCGCAGTGCATCAAGGGCCATGCTTCCAAGGTCGATGTTGACCAGTGGTTGCTGCTTGTCACCATACTCATCTGGCGCTTGCTTGGAGGCCAGCCAGCGCCTTGTATCCACTCTCAGCTTGGCCACTTGCGCCTCTTGAGGGCTTGCGTTGTCTGCAATTTCCAGCGTCTGCTCTGCTAAACTTCTCCCACCTCGCGTGCGTGCGCGTGCGAGGAGTTCCCCCCGCTTGGCATCTTTTTCTATCCATTTGTAGAAACCGCCAATGCTTATGTCCAAAGACTTAATCACTGAATCGATGGTCTTCCCTTCGGCAATATGGTCAAAGAGCATAGCCTCACCGCCAAAGGCGTGAATTTTCTTATTGATCCCAGACATCTCTTTGCGCTCGATGTTGGCAAGTTCTTTTTGGTTCATCTGCCTGGTTGCGATGTTGTCAGCCAGCTCACTCAGTGTTTGTGCTTTTGCCATTCAAGTAATCCTCAATGATTTTGATTGCATCTGGTGCTGATCGAGAGACCAGGCACAGATATCCTTTTGCGTTTAACTGCAAACCCACAGCGCTTTGTTTGCTTGAGACCACTCCGGCCTTGGTCTTCATTTCCAAAAATAACCCATGAAAGCCATTTTTAGGCTCTAAGACGCAAAGGTCAGGCATCCCTGCCAATACCCCTTCAGAATGCAACCTAACGCGCTCTGAGGCCGTTCTATCGCCTCCATTGGGTATTGCTGCAATGATGATTTCCGGATAGAACGCACGAAAGTGCTGCACCACCTTGACTTGCTCAATGTGTTCAATGCTCTTTCGCTTGCGCTTTATGTCAACCACCATGACTCCGATTCTACTGCCGAGGCTTTGGCTTGGAACAAATGGCATCGGTGTTTGACATCGGTTGGGAATGCGGCAAGGCCAGTCTGGCCGCACTGATGTTCGGACCATGTGATGGTTGCCCATCCATTCCTAATCTTTGCCTGGTCAAACATCCACTGGAGTGGTTTTGAGTTGACCTTCCTGTGCCTTTCCATCTGCTCTGCTGGCATGGACTGGCGCTGCTCGACCATGCATGAATGCTGACATTCATGGCAAAAAACCCTCTCATCCAACGACTGTGGATAACCTGTGGATAACTGTTCAACTTGTTGGACCATCGATAACCTCCAAAAATCGTTAAAAGTAAAGCGGTATGGACAAAGGAAATCTACCGCTTTACCGCTTTACTTTTCACCATCACAAAACTTGCCAGACTTGCCTGTGGATAAGTGGGTCTACGACCCCCACTTATACCAACAGAGCCAGCCATTGTCTAAACAGGTATACCGCTTTACTACCTGTTTACTACCTGTTTACCGCTTTACTTTATTTGCACCCACCCATTGCCTGATTGGTCCTGACAGAAGCGCTGGAAAATAGCCGCGCCTACTGCCCGTCTGGCATAGCTTTGGTCAGCCATTGGCACTGCTTGGTAGATGTCGGCCCACTCAAGTTGGTGCATCCCTGCCATCTCCTTTGGCACTGATGGCCGCCCTGACCCTCTGCGCATAATGACTGCGCCTTTAGCATTGATGATGCTTTGGACAAAGTTGCAGGCAGCATCTGCGGCATCTTGGACTTGTTGCTGGCGCTTGTCATTCATCCTGTCATTGGCTGCCTGCCTTCGGTCTTCCTCTGATGACATTTCTGGGACTACCAGTAGCACCATCTGCTCTTGGATATCTCCATCTTCATCCAAGACTGTGTCGGCAAAGACATCACTATGGAATTTAATTTCTCTGAAGTTGGGTTGGTAACGGGTTTTGACCAGGCGCATATATCGGGTCTTGGTCTCGTCTTCAAACAGAATGCCGGTGAGGGTTGCGTCACCCGTGAATGCACTTGCTCCACGGGCTGTGGCATCTGAGTCTGACTTGCTGATTGTTTTGTTCGTGTGGGTGATGATGCAGACTGGCGTGTCCAGTTGGATATAGATGGTCTGCTTTAGGGCGGCAATATATGCACCCACTTCAGAGTTGTCATTCTCATTATCAATATCCATGGTGGCATTGGCCGTGTCAAGTACCAATAATGGCCGGATATTATCAATCGTGTGGTTTATTACATTATGCGCAAGCATGAGTAAATCTTTCACATTGGACCTTTTGGCATCGATGATGACAAACCAGTCTGATAATGCTTTGGGGTTTATCCCATAATGCCGTGCATAGCCTGTTAATGTTCTTTCAACCTGGTCAGAGTCTTCAGTCACGATGATTGTTTTGCGCTTTTTGGTGGCTGTAAGTTGGCAGTCCTTGGCCTGTAAGCCTGCCATGACCATGCAAAGACTGATGATGGCCGTGGTCTTGCCAATGCCAGGCTGACCGGCCAGTACCATGAAACTGTGCGCCCAGAATCCTTTAACCATGTAGCGGATCGGCTTGATCTGGCCAATGAATAGATGGCGCTCTGGCCAGCCTTTGACTTCATCTGTGGCCACTGGTGCTTGGGCCTGACTGATCACCGCTGCAAAGTCTTCCACCGCACTTTTACGCTCGGTCTGCTTGGTTGGGGCTTCCCAGCCACAGTCCTTGGCGTGTTTGTAGAGTGTGCCAAGACCAACACCTTTGCCCTGGTGGAATGACTTCCAGTGGGTCTCAATGTCTTTTGTGCCGGCAAACTTCTGGCCAGCCATAGACCATTGCATCCATGGGCCAAGACCAGCCTCTCCGAATTCGGTGTGCAGCGCTTGGCCTAGCTCAATCCACTGGTCATAGTCACAGTCGGGGCTGATGTGGTGCAAAGCCTTGATGGCACGATCAAGATCGCTGTCTTCAAGTCTTGAGCCTAATTGGGTGAAGTCAAATGATTGTGTAGGTGGTGCAGGCTTTGGCTCTTGCATCTGGTGCTGCTCGATGATGCCCCAGTCTTGTAGAAGACTAAAAAGGTCCACAGCCTCTTGGAATTCACCCACCACAGCGTTGCCACTGAGTAGCACTGACTTTCCGGCACTGTTTGGGAGGCCAAATACTTCCAGTTCCTGACCACCGCCTAGCTTGTACTTGGGCAGCACCAGGTCAGATTCTTTGGGTGGTGAGACCCATAAGAAGACATGACGGCCACGGCCTGAGACAGAAACCTCGGTCAGCATCTTCTTTTGCTTGACATACTTTGCCATGCGCTGAATGGCCACGTTGGTCGGGCCAGAGGCGTGTTTCATGTCTACATCAAGGCAAACCAAATAGTTTCCTGATGCGCTGATGATGGGGCGCTGCTGGACAAGGCCAAGGTATTGGCCACTTGGGGCTGACTCCATGGCCCAAATGTCTTCGGATGTGTAGAGTTCTGCTGGGTCTGTATCCCGTGCAACACCTTGGCCGCTTCGCTTGTATGGAATCTTTTTATTGCCTTGCAGGGCAAAGGTACAAAAGACGGCATCGGGTGCGACTGCGCCTATCTTGCAGGCCACAGACTGGGACTGGACAAATGTGTCGTTTTGGGGTGTTTCAGTTATGATTGCCACTGAAATTCCTTTAGTTGGGTGTTTCATTGTTAGTTGCCCTTGAGTTGGACTTTGGCCTGGTAGTGTTAACGCGCTGCCAGGCTTTTCTTTTGGGGGCGTGAGTTGTGGATTCTATGCTTGCCAGAGAAAAGCCAAATGGATCATGTAGGTCCAAAAGGCAGTCAGCACGGCCAGAAGTAAAACCCAGACATAACCTGGCCTCATTCCTTGGCCTTGACAAGACTGGGCGCAGCACTCTTCTCACCGACTAGGTCTTCGCTCACCTCGACACCAAGTTTCAAGACAGCGCTGGGGCTTTTGAGTTCCCACACCTTCAAGTTGTCTTTGAATGCTTCCATGACCAAAGCCTCGTCTTTCCAGAATTTTGTCTTACGGCCTGCGCGCATGGTCCAGCCGTCAATCGCTTTGCCTTCAGTGATCTGAGCCTTGGCAGCAGACTGCACGGCATCGGCCCATGCGGCCATCAGGACAGCGTTATCTAGCATCTCTGGGGTAACAGTGGTGTCAGGCTTGAAATCGCTCCTAGCGACTTCTTGGACCTTCTCGCGCATGGATGGGCAAATGGTCTTGGCCTTGCAGTATCGGCAAGCATCGGGTGATGGGTTTGTGGGGGCATCGCCAGTGAGCGCCAGCTCGGCAGCCTCTTTCAAGCGCCTGCCGTGCAAATTCAAGTAATTGCCAGACACTGTCCACTTGCTGTGGCCAACACGGGGCTGGAAAATGTGCATGGTGCATTCGATGGTGTCTGGCGCTTTGAGCTGGCGCATTGCACCAAGGGCATAAGTCAAGAGCTGCTTGTTGTCATTTGCGTCAACGGCCACACGGCCAGTCTTCAAATCAATGACATGAAGATGGTTGCCATCGACCAGGATGGCATCAGCTGTGCCACCAAGCGCTGGGTGCAGAGACTTCAAGCCTTCATCAAGGTTAACTTCGATCAGCTTCTTTCTGGGGTTTTCTACCAAAGTATTGACAAAGTTGGCATAGCCTTGGGCCATGGACAAATGGTCAGGGTCAGTGCCAGTGGGGATTGCACCACCGCGCAGAATGATCTCTGACAGCTCATGGATGGCTGTGCCAATGGCAGCAGCCTCGCCAGCTGGCTCCCATGGCATGAGGGATTCGAGGCGATATGAGCCTGGGCATTGCATAAACCGATCTGTTCGTGATGCTGAGAGTCGGGCGTGTTTTCTGGTTTCGTGTTGCATGGTTTCTCCTGGTTAAATGATTTGATTGACGATATTCAGTTTCTTTAAGACCTTGGCCAAGACTGTATGGTCCAAGCTGGCCTTGATGGTCAATATGTAGATGACGGGTGGAATGCCTGATTTGTTGATGTTTTCGACTCTGCTGCTGGCCTGCTCCAGTGCTGATGTGGACCAAGTGCATTCAACAAAGACAATCGTGTCGGCAGCGGATAGGTCTACACCTTCAGACATGGCGGCAATGTTGCCAATGATGCATTTGGTCTGGCCAGACTGAAAATCTGCAATGGCCTTGTCGCGCTTGGCTCTTGTAGTGTCCCCCACTACTGTCACGGGCTTGTGGGTTTTGAGTTCATCTTGCAGGGCTTGGACCACATCTTTGTGGTGCGCAAACACCACCACTGGCTCATCGGCCTGGAGCAAGTCATCGATGAATTCACTGGCCGCCTTGACTTTGCGCATTCCGGCCTCGCGCATGACTTCGGCCAGACCCTCAAAGGCCAGCAAGGCGTTGGGGTTTGCCATCAAGGCATCGGCATCAAAACTTTGCTCACGTTTGTCGTTGGGTAAATCAAAGGTGATCAGGCTGACTTGTGGCTCTTTGTAGTCTTTGAAGATGGTTTCTTTTTTTCTGCGCATGACATGGGGCTTCATCATGTCTTTGAGTTCAACCAGGTTAGATGCGCCACTGGTATCCAAGCCCCATGGGGCGACCCACATCTTGGCGTATCGGCCTGCAAAGTCAAACCAGCCGCCCCTGTAAATGCCAAGGCCGTGCAAGATGGGCCACAGCTCGATGGGCCGATTTGGAATTGGTGTGCCAGACAATGCATAAACAAAAGAAATCTTCTTCATGGCCAGCATGGCGGCCTTGGTCCTTTGGGCTTTTGGATTCTTGATTCTGTGGCACTCATCCAAAACTAGAGTGTTATATCTGTCCAAATCTGTTTGTGCGTATTGCAACACATCGTAGTTAATGATGGTGATATCTGCGCTATTTACCTCTGAAGCCTCGCGTTTTCCATTGACAACATGGACCGAGACGTTCGGGGCTAATTTGGCAAAGGCAGATTCCCAAACTGTCTTGGCAATGGCTGGGCAGACGATCAGTGCGGGTAGGTTTTCAAGTGCAGCAGCTGCTGTGGGTAGCGTCTTACCAACCCGTGGCTGGTCGGCCAATATGGCCCTGCGCCTGGACAGCAAGAAGAGCTTGGCCTCTTGCTGGTGGGGGAATAGTTGCATGATCGTTTCCTCGTTTTAACTTGCAGGCATCTTAACTGACATTTGTGCTAAAGTGCAATTTCTGTTTGACGACAGAAACGTAAAAACCTAAACCCTTAAAAGGAAAAAACCATGTCAACAAGAGTCGTAACCGGAAAAGTTCGTTTTTCTTATTTCTCAGCTTTAACAGCTCGCAAGAATGAAATGAACGGGAAAGAAGAGTTCTCAACCCAAGTGCTTGTCCCCAAAACAGACACCGAGACTGTGAACCAATTGAAAGCGGCAGCCAAGGCCGCATTGACCGCCAAGTTCGGGGACAAGATTCCCAAGACTGTGCGCAATCCCTTGCGTGATGGCGATACTGAAGTCAAATCTGATGGCGGACCACTTGGGCCTGAGTACGCTGGCCACTATTTCTTCAACACCAAGTCAACCAATAAGCCTGGCGCAGTGGATGCCCATGGCCATGACATCTTGGGCAGCCAAGATATTGTGTCTGGCGACTATGGCCGAGTCAGTCTAAATGCTTATGCTTATGACCAGGCTGGCAATAAGGGTGTGTCGTATGGTCTCAACAACATCATGCTTTTGGCCAAGGGTGATTCGCTGGGTGGTGCAAAGCCATCAGCGGCCAGTGACTTTGGAGTGGTGGCAGGCAAAGGCTCTGCGCCAGTGGCCGAGTCAGTCGATAACGACTGGTGATCTGTCGATCAGTTTCTCAAGGGCCAAGTGCAATTGATTGACTGATGTCCACAGTGGCTCAACAGTTCCAGACAGCCATCGGCTCACCTGGGACTGTTGGATGCCAGCCTCATTACACACCGCAGCCATGGTGATCTTGTGAGCCTTGGCCTTTACCTTGATATCGTGAATTGATTGCATGACCGCATTCTAATTGCGCTTTATGTATAAAAACAACACATAAAAATAATTCTTGCAAGATATTTGTTTTCTGTCTTACACTGTTACTACTGTGCAACTTAAACGAAAGAAACCAATGAAACCCTCAACCGAATCCCTCTTGGATTATTTGACTGCCTTGGCCATTGGCGTTGGCATGGCCGCACTTTTGGTGGCATGGTGGTCGGCATGACCAAAGACGAAATTTTTAAACTGATTGAAGACAATGGCCTGACCCTGCATGGTGACATTGAACACTTTGCCGCCCTTGTCGCTGATCGTGTTTACGCTCAATACCTGGAGCAGCCAACACCCAGCCAAGCTGGCGTGATCTCAATAACAGTTCCAGAGCCAGTTGCATACCTTTGCGAGAACGCAACTGGGCATCGATATTTCCGGTGGAAAAAACCTTCAGGCATCTACAAACCAATTGCGCTTTACACAAAGGATAAAACATGAACTACGGCCCCACACCCAATTGCCCCAGAGGCTTATTTGAATTTGCCTGCTCAGTAGAAGATGTTGACCTTATATGCTTTCTGGAATACAGCCCAGAAGAAAAGGGATCAGTTGATTCCCTTGGCTCACCTTATGAGCCTGACCTTGAAGAGAGCATGGTGCTGAATAACGCATACATCGCTGGCACTGATGTGGACATTGCCCACATTATTTTGCAGTCCATGGTGGACCACATTGAAGTGTCTGCGCTGGAGAAGTTTAAGGATGGTGATGAATGAGCTGGCTCTTTTCGCAGGCGCTGGTGGCGGAATACTTGGAGGGCATCTCCTTGGATGGCGCACAGTCTGCGCAGTCGAGTGGGAGGCCTACCCAGCAAGCGTATTGTGCGCCAGACAAAATGACGGCCTTCTCCCGCCTTTCCCAGTCTGGGATGACGTACAAACCTTTGACGGCCACCCATGGCGAGGCATTGTTGATGTCGTATCTGGCGGCTTTCCATGCCAAGACATCTCAATCTCGGGGGGGGGGGCGGGTATTGATGGCGACAGAAGCGGAATGTGGCGTGAAATGGCGCGGATCATTCACGAAGTACAGCCAGGATTCGTGTTTGTGGAAAACTCACCAATGCTCACTTCTAGGGGACTTGGAAGAGTTCTCGGAGACTTGGCCGCAATGGGGTTTGATGCGAGATGGGGAGTGCTGGGAGCAGCGGACATTGGAGCAAACCATCAGAGGGATAGAATCTGGATTTGTGGGACAAACATTTCCAACACCAGACGCGAGTTGTGGCCAAAGGGGGACTCAACCCAATTGGACTCCGAAAAGAAAATCAGGCCATCAAGCGCAATACACAATCAACCAGGCAGTGAGGGATTTGGAACAAAGCAGTGGTGGCAAATTGAACCCAGTGTGGCTCGAATGGGTGATGGGGTGGCCTATGCATTGGACCGATCTAAAGCCATCGGCAATGGCCAAGTCCCACTCTGCGCAGCAACAGCTTGGAAAATCTTAAATGACCAATGACCTACCACCAGCCATTGACGCATCCCTCGACCTGGTCAATGACCTACTTCATCCAGAAGTTTATGGCCACGCCATACCTACTGAAGTCAAAGCCCGTGCATTCGTTGTCAAAACAATGCTGGAGCGTTTAAAATCCCGAATGGAGAGTGGCACATGGCCAGAGGCTTAAAACCCCGTGTAGAGCCTGCCATTGAGGCAGCACTACAAAAGAAAGGCAATCTGTCTGACCTTGATCTGGCCAAGTTGTGCTTTTGTGCCAGGCGCAGTGCAGCCAGAATTCTGTTTGATTTGCACCGCCATGAATTGGTATATATCAGTGGATATACCAGAGTGAGCGCCAATGGCCAGTGGCGGCCACTGTGGTCATGGGGGGATGGTGAAGATGCCATAGCGCCTGGGCCAGTGCCAGGGTCTGAGCGCATTAAGAAATACCGCGACAAAATGAGTGCAGACGACAAAGACTTTGACGCTGCCAGACGTAGACAGAAAAGACGGGTTGTGAAACGCGACCCACTTGTGGCCGCGTTTTTTGGGTCTTAGTTATTGGCCAAGCAGGCTGATTAGACCAGCTGCACCAGTGGTCGGAAACATCTTTTTCAAGAGTTCTTGTGTGGCCGCATCAGTACCTGGTGCAACACCAGTCTGCATTCTTGATGCCAAGTTAGCAGTTGGTTGGGCTGTATAGGCACGGGCTGCAATGTTTGTTGGCGCGGCCAGCATCATGCTCAATGGGCTGACTTCCATGGACCTTGTGGCCGTTCCAGAGTCGCCAACAATTGGCTTAAATGCTTGGGCAAACCTAGCGGCCTCATACATCGGTGTCTGGTTAGAGCCAAACACAAAACCTTGTGGGTCTTTACGGGTCAATGCGCTGGCCAAGTTCAAACCTGACACATTGCCAGTCGATGGATTGACCACACCTTGATTGGACCTGATGGTCATCAAGTTGCGATAGTTGGCACGGGCTTGCTGGAATGCGGCTTGTTGTTCTTTTGACAAACCTTGGGCCAAGGCATCATCGACCATCTCTTTGAGCTGGAACAAAGCGCTGCCAAGCTCACGATCACCCATTGCTGTGGTCATTTCGTTTTTAGCGCGTTTACCAATTTTTGACGATAAAGCCTGCAATTCATTACCACTGGCCTCGCCTTTGGCTGCTATGTTTTGCACTTGCTGAACAAAAATATTGTTTTTAAATGGCTGAGTTGTCAGACCTTCAAAAGCCTTATCGACAATTTCAATGCCAGTTTGAATGGTGTTTCCATCTACCTTTTTGACTTGTGGGCTTGCCACTTGTTGGTAGACATTGCTAATCTGGCGCTGTGCTTGGGCCAATACTGGATTGCTTAATTCTGTGGAATCAACACCAATGGCTTGGGCCGTTGCTCGATTAAGAATCTTCTGATTCTCTGTTTTGATCGTGTTAAATGGTCCAGAAGTAAATGGGCTTGATTCCATTCGAGCTTCCATTTGCTGCAAAGACCTAGAGCCTGTCTCTTGACCAGGCGTTGTGCGGAATCCCATTTCTTTGCCACGGCCAAGAATGGCCTGCTGGGCAGAAGTAAGTCCGGCTGATGCATCTGGTCCGACAACACCAGGAGTCATGCCACCACCAGTGACTGTGGCTGTGGGTGTTGTGGTCACATTGACTTGAGCGCCACCGACACCTGGTTGACCAGGCATTGGCATAGCTGGTGGTTTAGTGCCAAAAAGTAACTTGGATAATTTATCTGCACCATAGCCAGCGCCAGCGCCAAATAAAGTGCCAGCACCCATTTGCTCGACTTTCTCAGCAAAGAATTGTGGTGTTGTTGTGCCAGGGGTGGTGGCCACGGGTTGTGAAGCACCGCCAATTGCACCAGTAATTGCACCAGCACGCACTGGGGCTGATACTGCACCAAGTGCGCGCACAGCAGCAGTTGATGGGATCAATGTGCCTGCAATGTTGCCACCGACTCGGCCCACATCGATTTCACCTTGGCGCATCTGGCCTTGTCGCCAGTTTCTTTGGTAATCTAGTTCAGCCTGACGATTGATATCTTCAACCCTTCTGCGCTCTGCTTGGGCAAACTGCTCAAGACTAGAGCCTGCTGGGGAAATAGCTTCTAGGCCGCGAGTCAACAGTTGAGCGCCAGCGTCTGGAATATCGCGCAAACCGCGAATAACACCACCGACTGGCGAATTCATAATCTTGGATTCAAAAGACTCTGGGGCTTTACCAGTTGGCGCTGGTGCTACTGGCGCAGCAGCTGGCACTTGCAATGCTTGAATGGCTTTGATGATCTGCTCATCAGTCATGCTTTCTGGGAAAGACACTGGCCCAATGTTGGGGATTTGAACAATTTTGTCAGCCATTTTTTACTCCGTTACATAGCGAAAGATGCCGGTTGCAGGGTCTCTGACAAGTCTAGGCACACCAGTCGGCCTTGCAGCCACTGGGGCATTTTGTGCAGCTAATTGTTTTTCAATCTGCTTATAAGCTGGACCAGCTCGGACAGTCATGGCCAGCTCGGTGTCGCGTCTGGCACGGGCTTTTTGCTCAATGGTTTTTGGCGCGTCATTGGTCTGTGGGAAATATTTAGTAATCTCTTTTTCCATCTCTTCCACGCCAATAACTGCACCAGACTCTGGTCGCAAGTTGGCAGTGACCCAGTTCTCTTGAGCCTGACGATACTGCTGACGGCCCACATCTTCTGAGACATTGGCCAAGCCAGTTGTTAATCCAGCACTTGGAATGGCGCGCATGATGGCCTGATACTTCCCTGGCTGGCCATAAGCCTGCTCAAGTGTGACTGGCTTGCCAGTCTTGGGGTCTAAAATTGGCTCACCAGATTTATCCACCGCAGGCTGATTGAAGATGTTTGTTGACTGCTTCATTCGGAATGCAAAGCCTGCTGACTTGCTTTGGTCTTCAGTCGGCTTAGAGCCAGCACCTTCAAGTTGTGTTCCAGCTGCCGTCATAACTGGCATGGCAGTACCACCAGGCGCTTTTGGAACATAGACCAAACCTTCTGGTGTTTCTCTGATCTCTGTCGCACCACGCAAAAATTCTTGTTGGCGCAAGCCAAGACCGCCTTGGGCCACGGCCAAGTTGCCTTGAGCCACTTTCAAGTTGGCAATCTCGCTTGGGGTCATTGTCTGGGCAAATGTTTCACCGCCCGTTAATGCTGATTTGTTAACAGCCACAGTCTGGCCGCCAAGGTTTTGCAAGACGACATCACGCTTTGGACCAAAGCCTTGCATGGTCCTGATGTCGCCAGACTCAAACTGCTGGACCATGATGGGCTTGCCAGTAGTGTCAGTCACCTCAAATGGCTGGCCAACAACTTTAGCCCGTGGGTTTAAGTCTCTGGCCATGTCCTGATAGCGTTTGGCCTCTTCGCCTCTGCCTCTTGATGCCAAAAGGTCTGCGGCCCGTTGATATTGAGCCGCTTTAATCTCGGCATCGCTTGGTGGTTGAATGTTTGCAGCCAGTTCAGCACGGGCCATGGTTGGTCCGGCTTGCATTCCTGGTGCGGCCAAAGCCTGCTGCTCTGGACTCAATGCAGTTGTTGGTTTGGTGAAAATATTGCCCAATTGGGTTTGCAAATCTTGGGCTGTTTTAGCCTCTTGCAGTTTCTGGCCCAGAATCAAATCTTGCAATGAGCCAGCTCTTGCCTGCTGATAACCTTGCTGGCCAGCCATCAAAGCTGATCCAAGTGCTTGGCCCATGCTGATGGGGGTTGTGCTTCGGCCACTGGCTTGTAGCAATGCACCAGCTGCTGACAGTGCAGCATTACGGCCCAAGAGTTTTCGCTGGTCTTCTGTCAGCAATGCGTCAAGTCCTGATGGAGTGCCACCAAGACCGCCACTGAACAAACTGCTTAAATCAAATCCAGTTTCATTAGCCATTTTTTAATCCTTCTAATTAACGCAATAGGCCAAGAATACCGCCACCAATTGCACCTACTGCTGTCCCGATTCCTGGAACAACGCTGCCCAATTGAGCGCCAGCCAAAGCGCCACCAAGAGCGCCAGCGCCAACATTCTGGCTGTAAGGTGTTGTTGCCTGCATTCCCAAATTAGCAGGGCTTGCACCAAGACTTGACTGGACAATGCCCAGACGCTGGAGGCCAATGTTGCGAATGGCATCCATTTGTTGCTGGTCCAAAGCCTGACGCGCACCGCCAGCACCCATGACCGCTTGAGCGCCACCAAGACGCAATGCTTGTTGCTGTGCAGCCAAATTGCCTAGCTGGCTTGCACCACCTAATCGCAATTGAGCGCCTTGCAAGCCTGCTTGCTGATTGGCAATGTCGGCTGCTGATCTGCGGCCAATGTCAGCCTGCTGCATGGCCATGGCCTGATTGAATGCCTGCTCGTTCAGAGTTGTCCCAAGTGTGGCAGCCTGCTTGGCAAACCCTTGGTTGGTCAGAGCCTCGGCCACACCTTGGCGTGATCCACCAAATGCACGGGCAGCTGTGGCGCGTTCACCAGTTTGGGCAATGGCAGCGCGTCTTGCAGATTCCAAATCAGACAATGCATTGGTGCGCACTGCTTCTGTATAGGGATTCATGTAACTGGCAATTGAGCCTGGACCAGTCATGCCAAGATTGGTCTGCTGCGCTGTAAGTTGATTGGGCTGATAAACACCACCATAAGCCGCCATCTGCGCGGCCAAGTCTGTGCCAGATATGCCTGGGCCAGCAAGGCCCGTGTTGACCAGAGCTTCCTCGCCTGCCTGGTACATTGGATTAAAGCCAGCAATCTGCTGAGTTGGCAATGCACCAGCGACCCCTTGGGCCTGCTGAAAGTTGGCCAAGAATGCTTCTTTGATCTGTGGATCAATGGAGCTTGTTGAGGTTGTTGTTCCACCTTTTGACATATCGCCACCTTATCCGAGTAAAGATTTCATTTTCTTGGCTGGCACTTTGCCTTCATTGATCATGTCTAGAAGTCCACGGCCATACTTGTTGACTGAAGACTTTTTGATCACATATTCACCACGATCTAGATATCCAGCGCCATCATCCGGTCCAATTGGGTTCATGCCAAACAAACCATCGACCATGCCGCCCATGGCATATGCAGCGTCACCAGCTGCACCAGTGCCTGGGCCACCTCCAGTGTTGCCGTCGCTAGTAGCGCCACCACTATCACCGCCACCGCCAGAAAGGTCTATGCCCGTTGTATTTCCAGATGCAGCCGCTGCCGCAGCCGCTGCTGCATTAGCCGCCCTGATATTTTCATAAAGCATTGGGTTGTAGCCACCCATGGCAGTGTTGGCCACAGTACCAGCATAAGGATTCACCATCTGGGGGCTTATTGCCCTGATCTGTGAATAAGGTGATGCGCCACCAGCTGTCACGGCAGGGTTGTACTGAGCGCCAATGGGAATGCCCATGTAGTTCTGGAAATTCTGCTCAAGAGTTTGTGGCTGATAGTTGGTAACTGGTGGAGCGCCCATAGACTGGGGCTGCATTTGCGACTGAGACAGCAGGCCAGTATTTGCAAATGGTTTGTACTGCTGCACATTCTGAGTGATTAAATCAGTAGGGTTTTGAGCGACATAAGCATTGACGGCTTTATTAAATGAAGCACCAAACGTGTCTGGTGTCAATGTGCCATTGATCAATGCATTGGTCCAGAAGTCAACACCAGCCTGGTCAGCTTGATTTGCAGCAGTGCCAATTCCTCTGCGGCCAATGTTTGCATAGGCATCCAAAACCAATTGACGATAACGCGCAGTATTGTCAACAGCACCACCGCCACCGCCACCGCCAGTGACAACATTGCCACCGCCACCAGTTGTGGCAGCAGCTGCACGATCTGCATCAATCTGTGCTGCAAGTGTAGGATTAGCCGCACGAACCTGATCGACCAATGTATTGAATTGGCCAAGATCGTTGTTCATCCAAAATTGGATTGCCTCTTCATTGGGCCTTAATTCAGCCTTTGGATTGGCTGCATACGCTGCTAATACTTCTGCTCTTGTTGCCATAGTCTTTCCCCTATAAGTCCTTTGCAAGCACAGCCCATTGTGGGCTGTAACCTTCGTCTTTCAAAAATGTCTTTGCCCAGCCTTTTCGGCCTGCCAAAGTCACCCTGGTGCATCCAACAGATTTGCCCCAGGATTCGATCAATGGTCTCATCCTTGAGAGTTCATCTAGGTCGCCACCAGCCAGAAAATAATGCAAATTCTTGAGCCTGGGATAGACAATGATCTCTGTCAATACCACCGAGTCCTTGGCTGGCCACAGCTGTAATCTGTGGTTTTCCACCATCTCGGCAATATCATCAAAATTATGTGTGCCTCCAGAGTATTCTAATGCCGCCTCCACTTGTTGGCGCAGCCTTTCCAAATGCTCTTGGTCGCTCATCTCTTACCGGCTGGGACAGCGTCTAGTCTCATTGTGCCAACTCGCCAATCGGCCAAAGTATTGCCAGTCACCTTCATATTGACTTGTCGACCAGAAAACCTCACTGAAGTTGGGTTTGCTGCCGTATATGGTCCAAATGTGGACTGAGTCCCAGTCGGGTAGTTTCGGGTCTTGAATGAGACCACGGCCTCACCCAATGTCTGCTCATCTGGCACAACTTGGCGCACAGACATGATGTTGTCGCCATTGCCAATCTGCACTGGGCCAGACTCGGCATAGACGCTGGCGCTGTCATAGTTAAAGCCAACTTCATGCTCGTAAATGTAGCCAGTGCTGGAAACCATCAAAGGATAGGTGAACACTCCGGCATCAACCCCAGCAGTTCTGGCCATCGTACCAATGTTCCAGTGGTTTTCGCGGTAGTTGAAAGTGACATAGCTGTCATTCTCATTACTTGATGCGCTTGGGTAATACCACCAGATTTCGCCAAATTTGCTGACATGGACCGCATAAATCTTGGATGCCTGCGCATAGTTGATATTGTCAAATATGTAGTCAGATACATCGCTTGGCAGTGGCTTGACATAGCCGTCATATATCCAAAAGCCTGCCCTACTCATCCAAATGGCTGCCGTATCAATGGCCGCCACAGCCTGGGCCGAAATGAGACCGCAGCCAGAGCCAGCCTTCTCAAAGCCATAGACAAATGGAGCGCCAACATACTGGGCCGTGTGGACATCCACATCTGTAAACAGTAGGTTGACACCCTTGACCCGCTTGCCAGCGATCAATGTGCCAGGGCTTGCCAAGTCATAGTCGCCTGCCAAGTTGTCACCAGCTGGTGTCCATTGGGTATTGTCTTCCTGATCGCACCACTGTACTTTTCTTGGGTTTCCACCAGCGCCAAGGGCAAAGATGATGCGCTCTTGGGTGACTAAAACCGCCTTGTTGTTGACTGGTGCATTGGTGATTGCCGCTGCCAATGTAGGTGTCGCAAACCCCAATTGCCACTCATAGAGCTTGCCGTCAGTGCTGGAGCAAGCAATCAAATACTCGCCCCATGTATCAAGTGACCAGGTGGTGGCAGGGATGGGTGTGCCAGTATCTGGCCTTGCAATGCCATAGGCAAATGTGCCATAGGTGCTGTATCCATAGCCCGTCAGGGTTGTGGAGTTTGCATAGCCACTGGTGAAACCCGTTGGGGTAATGTCTTTGAGTGTCCCAGCCTCATTCATGGCATAGAGCTTGGAATGTGTGCCAGCGCCAATGTATCGGTTGCCACTGTTATCGCGCCAAGTGATGATGCCTCGGCATGAGCCAGTCATCTGTGAGCTTGACCTGGTGCGCCATCCATTGATAGGTCTCAATGTGTTTTCATACCAGCGAACAAGGTTAGCGTCATACCAGCGCCCTGCTGCCTGGTATTCAGTGCCGTTTCTGTAAACCCCTGGCGGTAATTTGATTGGTATGTACATGATGACAATTATGTAATGTTGGACACAAAGCTCATCGTGACGATGGCCGATGGAGTGGCTGGCCGTGTGGGGCTTGTTCCAGCGGCATATTGCTCAATGGAGACACCAACATCGCTCACTCGCCACATTATCTCAAGATAGTCAGTGCTGTTCATGCTCACAAAGAAATTCAAGGCTGCAACCAAGTGAGATGGATCGCCTGATGATTTTCTAGGTGACAAATTAAATCTGCTGTTTGAGTTGGCAATGTTTGTGCCATTTTTCCTAAACCAGATTTCAGTGTCTTGCGTGTCATTGGTCGTGTTCTTAAATTGAATAGAAAACTGACAGTTCCAGATTCCGGCATCTGCCACAGTCAATCTCGATCCACTTGCCAAAGTCACGCCATTGGAAAAGTCTGTGGTGTTAAATGTGACAGCATAGGCCGCTGTCGTGCTGGCAGCCGTCTGGTCGGTCGAGTCTTGAAAAGCCCCATAGGGGTTATTCATAAACCGACCACCCCTTGGTCCAAATAATGAACCAAGCACAGCAGCCAGCTTTTTGAAGTAAATCGTCAGTGAGCCATTGTTCTCATTGAAATGCCTGCGCTCATACACCTCGGTGGGATAACCAAGGGTAGGCGGTGCTGGATTCTCAAGTTGTTGTGTCTGACTGGCCATAGGGTAATTTTGCCTTAAATGGAGCTTACTTGGCCATCAAGTACAGCCCCACATTTGAAAAAGCATATCCAGCATATACCACCGCCATATATGGGCTGCCTTTAAGCAGCTGCTCCACAGCAATGTAGGCATAGATCGCGCCAGTCAGGATGATTAGCCAGGCGCTCAAAATTGACCTACATCGATGACCTCACCCCTAAACTGGACCATGTCCTCGTCAAACTTGTGGACCAGTTCTGGCCACAATAACTGGCCATTAAAGAAGTTCAGCACCGCAAAGCCTGATCTGTGATTGGCAGGGTTTATCTCGGCATAGGTGAATTGAGGGCCATCAGTCTCGGCCAATGTTCCGGTATCGACCCCGTAGCGCACCCCGTTGTAGTCGTTAAATGGCGTGACCTTTAGACTGTGCAGATGACCAGTCACCACCGAAACCCCAGCGTTCACAGTATTGTTGTGGGTGGCATGGACACCGCCCTTGTATCGGTGTTTGATGATGCACTGCTCAGTGGGCCACACTGCCCAGCAGAAGTCCCACTCTGTAATATGGTCAGTTAACTTAAAGCCTTTGACCTCTTTAAATTGTGGGGCGTGTTGGATCAGTCTGTTGCCAAACCGAATGTCATGGTTTCCCCATGTAAAGAGTAGCTTTACATTGTGCCTGGCTGCCTTGGCCACTTCCTCGATCTCACCCAACGCACCTTGCGTAGCTTTTAGCTCTTGAATGACTGAAATCTGGGGCTGGTCAGTAATGTCATGGCGGCTTATGGTTGAGCCATCAAACGCATCCCCATTGCAGATTACCGCCTTTGGCTTGAATTCTTGGATGGCCCACAGTAAACCCTTAAAGGCCGTGGACCTTTGACCAGGTATAAAGTGCGCATCAGAGAAAACAATCACAGTCCCGTCTAGGATGCCAAGTTCTATTTGCTTTAAAGGGGAAAATGATTTGGGTCTGTTTTTGTCGTAATAAGCGCCTCGATGGTCTTTGGCATTAAGGGTCAGGTTGTATTGTTTTTCAATCCACCTTCTGCGCAAATGGACAGCTCTAATTGCAATATCAAGATGTTCAGCTATTCTTGCAGCAGACTGAAGTTGACCCCATAACTGTATAAATTCAGTGTCTGTGCAAGTCTGATTATGGTTGCCCATGGGAATCCTTAATTAACAGCTTTTCTAAAAGATTGACCACCCTATGCTCTTGGACTTCAATTTCTTCCTGAGAAGACTTAGGGTCTTGGGCCACAGTCATAAGGTCATGCAAAAAGACATGAAGCAGCTCATGTAGGGCCGTCTGGTCTAAAGATTCCTGAGTAATTTTTTCCGCGCCAAAATCACCCAAACGATAAGTCGCAAGCCTGGCAGGCTCATTGAATTCCACTGAGGCCATGGCATTCTTTGCAGGCTTCAATCCCTTCTCAATGCGCCAGTCGCCAAGGTTAAGGATTTTCTGCCACTTCTTTACACTTTGTGCAAAGAGCGCGGCATCTTGTGGTGTAGGAATGTTAGACATATCAACACCTTATATGACTTTTATGTCAATTTAATTTAAGTGGCCAATACAGCCAGCGCATGGTTGATGTGTTTAATGCGGTCGTCAAGCCCTATGAACCCGCCATTGATCTTTTTGGTCATGGTCTTATAGTCTTTGATATCAGCATATTGGTTGAGCTTCTGAGTATCCCAAAACCATCCGGCAGTCAGCGCAGCATACTGGGGCGTGGCCACCAGCTCAGGCTGCATGATCAAGTCCACACCAAGCGCTTGGCCTGCATGGTGATAGTTAGCCGACCCAGTCAATTGAATGCACCCACGGCCTCTGAAACGATACCCATCCCCACTGGCCTCATCCCTATTACCCATGCGACTGCTGTAAACAGTGTTTGCAATGAGCTTGGGATTTCTGGCGCACATCTGGGCCTTGGCAGCGTCAAAGCGCTTGGGCCAGAGCTTTTGCAAAGCCTCTGCGCGATAGTTCAAGTTTTCTTCCAAGATTCTGAAATTGCCACACTCATGGCCACACTGGCCAATAAAGGCAGCCTGGCGCAATGGCGTTGAAATGTCAAAGCGCTGGAAAGTCTCATTGAGGGCATCCACCCACTCTGGGCCAATGTGCAGTTGGGCCAGCTGTTCACTATTGACCATTGACTAAAACCCTCACTTCGTTATAGGCGTTGATGCAGGCGTTGAGCCTGCTGATGGCTTTGTCTCCTTCGGCTGCGATGTCGATAAGAGCTGCAATAGTCTGTCGCTCAGATTCGCTTGCATCGGTGCTATTTCCTGTGGCAGTGCTGGCACTTGCATTGGCTTGTGGACAACTTGGGGCTGGGAGGCGCAGCCGACCAGTCCTAGCAAGCTCATGCATAGCAGACTGTTTTTTCTTGACATCATCTTGGGCCTTTCTGAGTTTTGTTTCCTGATCTTGCAGTTTCTCGCCAAGCTCTTTCTCTTTGGCTCTGGCTTCTTCATTCTTTTGGGCAATGGCCAGTTTCATGTCATTGTCCCTGTCTTCCCAGCCAAAGTGATAGCCACCTCGGTAAGAGCCAAACAAGGCAATGCAGATTGCCAGGGCGATATAGGGTAATGGGATGCCAAACATTATTCTGACTCCCGTCTGGCAATGGCCAGCTGCTCACGCTCATGGTCATCCTCAAGATGGTCCGGTGGCGTTGTGGGTGGTGGACCAGGTGTCCAAGACTCATCAAGCTCTGGATTGGTCCAAGTTGGCATTGCCCCAAATGGCTGACTTGGGATGCCGTTGGTGCTTGCAGTAAACCCGTGGTTGTTGCTGTAACCATACTGGCCTTGCATAGGCTGGCACATTGGCTGGCCCATGGGTGGTGTCTGCTGCCTAGAAGTCATTGCACGTTTGCCAATCACACCGCCAATACCGCCCACAATCAATAGAACGATATCGTTCAGCATCTTGGTATATGCCTGGTCAATCGGGGCCATGCTCTTGATAGGCTGGGTCACAAAGGTCACAGAATACAAAAGCGCAATCACGATAAAGAAAAGAATCAGGGTGACAGCAAGCACCACAATGCTCCAGACCCTGACCTCGATCTCTTCAGTTGTTAGGTTTAACTTCGTCAACTTTTTTCTCCAAGATTGGTGCTACCAAGTATTCTGGGCAAGTCTGGGTAAACAGACATCTAGGCTTTTGGCACTCTGTCGCATGAAAATTGTCAGGATTCTGGCACTTGTATCGATATTTTTCGTCACAGCCAGTCAGCAGTAAAAGTAGCAATAGATATTTCATTTCCCTAGTCCCACTTTGCCAAGCAATAAATTGACTATTTTGTCAGATAAATCATCTGGCAGAAACTTCATAAAACCCAAGAAATAAAGCGCCACGCATCCGTAAACGAATATCTTGAGGCATAGGTCAAAGGTCTTTTGATACTCATTCATCTGCCGCCACATCTGCGAGTTGTTGCACAGAAGTCCATCAATTCATTGATGCCAATTGCCACCAGAAACAAGACAAAAGCCACACCGCCAATGATCATGGCCAGCTCATTCATTTCTTGCTCTTTGGCTTTAGCCTCTTTCTCGGCCTTCTTTAATGCGCTTAATTCTTTGGCATCAGCCAAGTCCATCTCGGCCTGCCTGGCCTTGATTTTGTTCCAGACATCAATCTTGCCAGTCTGCATGAAAAGCATTTTTAGCTCTTCCTCAAAGGCTCTGGCCTGTTCCAGTGCCATCTCAATCTGCAAGGCCGTACCCATGTTTGAGCCTTTGCCAGACTGCTTTGCTTGAAGCATGGCCTTGGTGGCCACAGACTTTGCGTCAAACATCTTGCCAATCATTGGGGCAAGTGAGCCTAAATCATTGGCCACCTTGCTGGCCTTTTTGACCATGCTGATGGCGCTTTGTATCCCCGCCAGGGCCGTCATCGGATCAATCATTTTCTCTTCTCCCACTTGAGACAAACAACCTTCCGATTGTAGACATCACCAGTCCATGCCCACCTGGTGCATCGATATTCTGTGGTTGCTGCTAATAGGACCAGAGCATAGATCATGGCCAAAACGAAATGATGACAAAAAACGACCAAATAATGGTCGCTGTAAGCAAGGCCGCAGCAATGAATGCTACGGCCCAGTCTTTCATTTTTTAAGCCATGTTTGCCAGATAGCCCCAGCCGCCATGATTGAAGCAGCCACCCACAGAATAGGCTTGGCAGCAGAAGCAATCCACCCAAGCACTTTAAAAGCGCCTTGCAAAGCATCAAAAGCCTCCACAAGACCTTTTGTATTCTTGTCTATGCTATCTACCTTGGTTTCGACTGCAAGCAGTCTTTCGTAGATTTGTTCGTGGGTGACTTCTTGTGTCATGTCCGTTCAACCCAAGATGTTGTGGCCTCATCCCATTGATAACGTACATTGCCACCATTCATAACGTCATTTGCTGGTCTTGCTACTGGTGCAGCCCATGTCATTGTGTCAATGTAACCAATCCAAGATGGATAAGGCTTACGGGCTTCATGTTCAGCAACTTTAGCTGCGTTGAATTCTGCTTCAGTTAGTACTTGTAATACACCAGCAATGTTTAGGTCAGCGTCTGCATCGCAAGTGCCATAGTATTTAGGCGCACGTAAGTATGTGCCATCAGATGCTGTTGGTACAGGCCATGTAGAACTGTCATGCCAAATGTGAGTCCAACCTTTGATGACTGGCATAGACGGGCCTGTGCGTTGTGGCTCTATCGTGCAAGGAATTTTAGTGTTTGCATCTACTTCTGTCACGCAAATATACATTTTAAATATTCCTTAAAATTAAACAGCAATTCGTCTAACGGCACGAACATAAGAGGACACACTAGTTTTACCAGTATTTCCATAAGCACCATTAGTAAAACTTTGATGTCTTGCATCTGTGCTATCAAATTCAGTGCTAGAAAAGTATATATCCGCAGCAAAAGATTCAGCCCCACCAGACTGAAATGCGGAAACTGATGTTTGAGCAGGAGTTCCACTGGAATAGTTTGAGCCTCGACTTGGAACAGCATTGGTATTTGTTCCAGAAACTCCACTATTTGTAGCGGTTGTAGGTTTTAAATTGTAATAGCAGATTTCAAGTTCATTTCTAGCTGGCATATACCAGTCAGTAAATCCACCAATTGAAAGGTCTTCGCAGAATTGTGCGGCTGGATGACTAGCATTGTTCATATTGCTACTATTGGTTGGGCCATCAATAAGTGATGATGTTCCAGATGTGCTTGTTTCCGTTGTTTTCCATTGCAGCGAAACATTTTGACCAGATGCTTTAGGAGCAACGATTAAGTAATGCGTAGCTACACCCGATACGCCAATTTGACCAGCGTAAAACCCACCACCAAATGCCTGACCAATAACTGTCGGTACAGTTGGCGCAAACGACCTCTGGTTTTGAAAAACAGCTTGTAAAGCACCACTCATGTCAATCCACTCCCTGAAATAAGCCAAGTTGTTGAAGTCATTTTAATTGCTGTTGCTGAACCATATTGAGCAAGACTGCGTGAGCCTGTAGTGCCAGCAGAAGACAAGTACATAGTGTCAGTAGTAATTGCAATCGTAACCACTTGACTGGTCATGTTGATGAATGTGATTGCAGTTCCAATTGGATAGGCAACAGAACCATTGTCAGGAATTGTGTATGTCCTTGCATTGGCATCACCTGATGGGTGAAATATATGCTTACCAGCATCAGCAAGAACTAATGTGTAGGCAGCAGATTGGCTATTTTGTGGGATGTTTCTAAAACCTACGGCATCTGTTCCATCTACTGTGCAAGATGACAATGTTCCGCTGGATGGTGTTCCCAATTGAGGAGTTGTTAATACTGGGCTTGTAAGAGTCTTATTGGTCAAGGTCTGTGTGCCAGTTAATGTCACATCACCAGTGGCAGCAGCTGCAAAATCTAATGTGCCAGACCCGTTGGTCTTTAGGACATAGTTGGCCGTGCTGTCAGCTGTGGGCAATGTGAATGCTGTGACAAAGCTCTGCAAGTTGGAGTCATAGGCCAGCACATCAGTGCCAATGGCCACGCCAAGCGCTGTCCTGGCTGCTGATGCCGTAGCGCCACCAGTTCCACCTTTTGTGACCTTTAGCACTGGCCCAGCGTCAAACAGCGCGTCAATTGAATCTAGGTCTGAATTGATCTTCGTTCCCCAGCTGTCGGTAGATGCACCAACTTCGGGTTTGGTTAGCAATAGATTCGTGGTGGTTGTATCAGCCATTTTTCACCTCATGCGGCAATTTGCCAAGATTCACTATTATCAGCAATTGGAGTCCAAGTTTCACTTGAATCACTAATTGCAGTCCATGTTTCTGACTGGTCAGATATCGGTGTCCAAGTCTCTGAATTATCAGATATCCCAGACCAACTTTCTGCCGTGTCACTTTCTGCTTGCCATTTTAGTCTTGCATTGACCGCCATGGATGATGTTTCTGTGAAAGCAATAGCACCAGGCTGCCTGCGCTGCGCATCCACCGCCATGGTGCTTGTGCCAGTCACAGCAAAGCCAGAATTGCCAATGATGCTGGTTGAGACTGTCAGTGTCGATGTGTCAACAATCAAAGCCTGGCCAATGGCGTATCTGAGACCACCCACCGCCATGGTGCTTGTGTCACTGATGGCGGCTGCGCCCACCGCATAACGCACCCCAGCCACGGCCATGGTGCTTGTGTCGCTGATAGTGGCCGCAGCAGTTGTCACCCTATTGGCTGCCACGGCCATGGTGCTTGTGCCAGTAATGGCCATTGCACCATCAAAGACCTCATTGGCCTGCACAGTCATTGTGCTGGTAGATGTGATTGCTATGGCAGCAGAGACATACCTGATGGCCGCCACCGCCATGGTGGACTGGTCAAAAATCTCAAATTGGGTATTGGAAACAGTAACACCAGCCACCGCCATGGTGCTGGTGTCTGAAATAATTATTTGAGGCTCAAATGTGCCTCTGGAGTAGTTGCCCTTGCCGTAAGAGCCGTAGCCGTAGCCTACCCTCGGATCAGAGTATTGGCCAACACCAAAATTCCCCGATCCATAGGCTGCCATATCAGGCCAAAGTGATGCTCAAAGATGCAGCTGGAATGCGCAAGACATCGCCATCATTGATGGTGCGCGCTGTGGTCAAAGGGGCCCAGGCCAAAAGGTTGCCAGAAGTGCTTGCGTCAAAAATGCCAGCCCAGCCCACTGATCCCCAGTTACCGCCAGAGGCAGCTGCAAACTCGATGGCCGCTGCATTGGTGAATGTCGTGGCCGTGCCAGAGCCTGAGATCGTGCCAGTGACCACGCGGGCATAAGCATTGCCAGACACCTCAGTGCCGCCACCCGTGTCACTGGGCGCAGCCGTGAAAAGGCCAACATACCAGGCTGTCGGGCGGGTTGCCGTGTTCGTTGTAAATAGAAAATTTAAAACTAGGTTTTCGGTGTAGTCGCTGAAAGATGACATGGTCTAGTCCTTATCCAAAAGTCTTTGCACGGGTCAGCAATGCACCACCAGAAGATGCACCGCGATCATCGGCAGTTTGTAAATCATTTAAGGCTCGCTCATACAGCGTTGCCCATGTCTGGATTCTCGCATCATCTTGCAAGTATGGTGCAGCCTGGAGCAGTGATCCATACAGATAAATGTCTGGGCTTGATGCCAAAAGCCAGTTGCTGGCCACACTGCTTGATAACTTTGTCAACTTAGCGTAATAGGTCAGCTCAGTGGTGTAGTTTGCATCGGGTGTTGGGACAATTCGGAATTGGCCACCAACAACACCAAAGAATCTTGGTTTGCCACTGGCCGTGTATTCGGCTGCCTTGTTGTCCAAGGCATCAATGCTCAAAAATTCCAATGGTGTTTGGGGATTTGTGCTGGTGAGCTTGAGGGATTTGGTCTCAAGAAAGTCGCTTGGCACTGCGCCATATTGCGCGTCAAAAGACGCATTGGCCCTGACGATCATCTGCCTGGTGCGCAGTGTTCGCTCCACTTGAGCCTCGGCCAGAGAGATAAAGTCGGGAATGACTGTGGTCAGGTCTGACCGATTAAGCCAGTCGCCAATGGATGTCTTCAGCTCTGTATATGTAGTCAGTGCCATTATTGGGCCTCTTTTTCCATTTCCTCTTTCACAATCCAGGTGTGTTCATGGCGAAACTCAAATGTGCCAATGTGGCCAATTTCCTTTGAGACATCATGGTCGATGTAGACTTTGTAACCCAGCTCTTGCGCTTTCTTACAAAAAAACACATCTTCTCCCATATAGCCCCGTGTGGTCTGCCACGGCATATCAAACCATGGCTCGCTCATGCCCTCAAACACCTCGCGCTTGATCAGCATTATGCCCGTTCCAATGCTTCCCACCTCTTCCAATCCGGTGGATTCTGGCATGGTGAAAACAGCCTGGCGCTTGCCGTCAGCGTCATAGTTCTGGGCAGTTGGGCCAGTGGGCATTCTGCGCCTGGCACAGTTGGCAGCCACAATCTCTTTGTCGTGCTTTAAGAGCCTTTGAACCATGTCCTGTGGAAATGTCATGTCCGAGTCAATGAAAAGGATGTGGGTGCAGCCTTCAGCCATGGCATCCAAGCAAAGGTCAGCCCTTTGGTTTTGGATAATTGTGCCTTGCATCAATTTCAGACTGATAGCGTCTGTGGTGTTGAGGGTGTGATAAGCCACCATATTCACCATGCAATAGGTGTAATTTGTGTGGACCTGATCACGGGCAGGGGTGCATACAGCAATGTAGTTCATACTTTCCCAGGTCTAGTTCTAAAGAATTGATTGTCAGAGTCGTTGAGCCATTTTTTCATGTACTCCTGGTCATCGATCTTGCCCTCGGCCTTCATCTTGTAATAAAGGGATTCGGGGATAGATGCCACCAAGTGCCATTCGCCTTTCCATGCCGCCTTCTCATCCACAGCGTTGTAGATGGCCTTGTTGGCCTCAATCACTGCTGTGACATCTTGTTGGGTCTCAATGGTCACATCACCAGTTTCTGGGTTTTCATGCCAGATTCTTTTGATGCCTTGATCTTTGTTTTCGCTAAATAGTCTTTTATGAATCATGTTAAAAAAAGGGCCAAGTTTCCCTGGCCCTTTCAGTTTGCTTCGATTAAGAAGTAATCAAGTCAGCAGCCAAGCCGTGGGCATTTTCAGCCAACACTTTGTGACCCCACTCAACGATCAGCATACGCTTTTCAGCGTCACCTGTCTTGGCCAATTCGACTTGCTGGTAAGGGCGCAGCATAGTCATTTTGGCGTATTCAGGATCAATCACCCATGCATCGCGCTCACGCTGGAATCTATTCGCAATGACCTGTACGTTTCCAAAATCTGAAACATAAATGTCAACTGCGCCAACCAGTGTGGCAGGCTTTGCACCGCCATCAATGTTGAAACGGCTTGAGGCAATACCAGAGAAACCTGACACGCGCTGCTTATTAACAGGACCGCACATCAAAATCTTAGGTGTACCGCCAGCAGTCCACACTTTCTGAATCACATTTTTCAAAATGGTTTCAGTAAATGTGCGCACGTTGCCATCTGTACGGGCGCTGTTTGGCAGCGTTGTGTAAGATGGGTCAGTACCATTGGTCTGCTTGT